GGCTAGACATTTATATGTCCTCCTATTTTGGTTGTTATGATTAATCGATTTGATTGTCCGCAAATGCGGATCTCATCTCTAAGTTTTAAGTCCTCAGTTCGACTTTATCTTAAGAGGTCTTTTCAGATTATCTCTTATGAATTTCTTTAATTATGTAACATTTCTCTAAGCTTTAAAACTTCATCCACCGCTTTTTTGTGATTGGGATGTTGGTTCTGCCAATAAGCAGATCCTTGTTGTGTTAGCTCATCAATTTGTTTTTCAATATCTTTTGCAGTTTGATATTCAGAACCTTCGCCTTTAACGACTTCATCTTCTGATAATTTATCTGCTAGATTTGAAAATGCTTTAATGACTTCAAGATTATCTCCTAAACGACTTCCATCTTTTAGAACGGTGTTGTTTAAAAACTCTTCTCCTAAAGTATTAGTTGCTAATCTTTTAGCTTGATCCAATCGTTTATTAAATTGTGGACCAAACTCTTTTTTAAGATCAGCTTCTGTTTTTTCTTGAGCTGTGATAGCTTGAGCTTCAAGTTGTTCAGAATGGCTTTGATTAATATTATTATAATACTTAACTAATGCCTCTGCTTGTTTAGGAAGTAATCCCAAACGATGTGCAGTTTCATTAAAAGTCTTTAACTGTTTAGGATCAACTTCATCATCCTTAAAGGAATATTTATAATCCTCTGGAGTTTTAGGTGCGCCTAATCTTGTAAAGACTTCTTTCCAATCTTCATCGGTAGCATATTTGTTAGGAACAGGAATTTTATCTGCTCCTACCATTTTTTGTGCATGGAGATAACTTTTAAGTAAGTCCTCCATGTTATCAAAGTTTTCTAAAGATTTTTCTTCTTTAAAACTTTCTGGAATAAGTGATTTAAAATCTACTGTATTCTCTTGAGGTTGTTCGGCAACAACTGGCTCTGCCAGAGTTGTCGGTTGCGATTGATCTGATACCGTTTTAGTATCAGATTGAACTTGTGGTTCAGTTGTCTGATTTTCCATTTTTATCTCCTTATGGTTTGGAATTGATCATCGCTTTAATAAAATTTAGGACTGATCTTTGTCCTTCTAAAAAAGCGGATTCGTATGCATCACCTTTCTGGTGAGTTGTTGAAAATTCGTGAAATCTTAATTTAAGATCATTAAAAATTCTTTGACCTTCATCTCCGCCAAAAATAATTTTGTAATCTTTTTTTAATTGTTCAAATTCTTTACTGAGGTTGTTCTGCGCCATCCATTAATACCTTTGCTGCTGGTGCAGCGTTTTTAGCAACCTGGCTTTCTTGTAAAGCCTGTTGTATTTCCATTTGTTGCTGTTGTTGTGCTTGTCTTTCCTGTCTGATTTGTTGAACCTCTTGATCTGATTTAATAACTTTAGCAGGTAGTCCTAAAACTTTTACAATATTTTTAACTAACCCAGCCTCATGAATGTAATCCATAACTGGTAAAGCTTGAGAGATTGATCCGAAAATTTCTAAACCTCGCATAATACTTTGAAGCTCCTGTCCGCGTTGAGCCAACGCCATAGGTGAAACGTATTCAATATCAAGTTCTTGTTTTTGAAGAATATCTGGTGCTGGCATAAATAATTTATTTCTAAGCATGATATTAAAAACTCGAATAATTAAAGGTTCTAAAAGTTCTGATTGTAATCTTCCAAGTACAGGACCTAAGATCCTCATTTTTTCTTCATTACGTTGGAGAACCTCAGTTGCAGTCATGTTTCTATTTTCAGTTATAAGTAACTGATCAACATGAAACATTTTTGCTATTGCATCGCGTCTTTGATTTTCTGAATTTAAAGTAACGCTTGATGCTTGACCTATTTGTAAAGTTTCAATTCGATCTCTAGAACCTGAACGGTAGTAGTTGATAGAACCTGGCGACATTCTTATTGGACTAAGCATACTATCGTCTGGCACTAAAAGAGGAGGATCAATTTGTTTAGCTGCAGCTTTAAGTGAATGCTCAACCATTTTATTTAAAACTTTAACTTCGGAAAGCGCATTCATCCCAGGACTTCTTCCATAAATTTCTGTAGAGGATTTTAAATACCTAGATACAATGTATGGATTTTCTTTGAAGCCACCTAATTTTAAAATATGTCCTGACTGATACTCAAAGTAAATACTTTGAAATGGCATGTTTTGTTTATCCATTTTTTTATTATCAAAAACAGATCGTGGTTTTACCACATGCACTAAATCAATATCTTCAAATGGAGATTTTTTAAATATATTTTGGGTTTCTCTTGAAACATTTTCAATGCCAAATTTTTCAATAACTGCCTCAACTGGCATTTTGAAACGTCTATAGATACAATCAATAAAACCTTTTTTATTTTCTTGAATGTATAATTCTTTTATGTGTCTTGCGGAAAAAAGAAGTACATCTTCTTCATCTTCTTCAATTAATAAACAAGCTGTGCCAAATGCTATTAAGTCGTGATAGCACTCAAATATTTCTTGTTGAAAGTTAGATCGTGCAAAAGATACGTACATACGCTCCGTTGCATCCTCTAACCATTCTTTAGCTTCATCGCTTTCATTTAAAAGTGTTTCTTTAAATCGTAAAGCGAACCATCTATTTGCAGATGAAGTAAGCATACCGTGTAGAGATGCAGCCAAAAGTTCTAATGCGTGTGTGGCGCTTGAGTCAAATATTTTTGAATGTCGTTTGTCGCCTCTTGCTCTGTCTTTTGTGATCTCTGCTTTTCTCGGCAGCATGTAGTCAGAAACTTCTTGCCAATGGCTTTCAAAGTTTCGTCTTTTTTCCATAAGCCGAGATAAGTTATCTTTTAGCTTACGAGCCAAATCTCTTAATTCTTGTGATTGCATTTATTATCCTAATAAAGTTTTTCTACCTAAAGTCAGATCGTCTGAAGCTCCAGTAACGCTGGTCAATATTGTAGCCGATCTTCCGCGTCTAGAAACTCCAGTCCGCCTTCGATCAGCCATTTCAATTGTTGTAGGACCAGCAGGAGTGCCTGTAGGTTTTACAGCATCCATTTGTGAAGCGACTCTTGGTTGTTCTTGTGCTTTTGGTTTTGCAATTACTCTTGCAACAAATCCGCCCATATAATTATCCTCCTAATAAAGTTTTGTATTCTTTTTTTTCATACTCAGTAAAATCTTTATAAAGTAACGCTGATTTTACAGCTTTAGCTTTTCTACCTGTATTTTTTTCGTAAGTTTTTCTAGCTCTTAATAAAACTTCTGGTCTTGTTTCATATCGTTCATCTACTCCTAATTTATTTGGATCACTTGGATGACCAGTCCAAATGGCTTTGCTTCTAACATATTTTTCACCAACCTTTTTTCTTTCAGGTCGTTTAGTTGAATCAGGATGAGGAATCACATTTAAAAGTCCTCCAACGTCACCTTTAGCTAAAGACGCACCGCCACTTTTTCTACTAGCTGCTCTTTCTGCTTTCATTTCTTTTTGTTGTTTTGCTGTAAATCTCGTACCCATAATTATCCTCCTAATAAAGTTTTCTTGTTTAAATTTTCTTCTTCAATCGGATTAAGATCTGATCCAGTTAGCATAGTAGATCTGCGACCTTGCCGCTTTGTTTCTGTGTCCAATAACTTTTGAGCTTCTAATCGTTCTCTTTCCTTATCTTCCCAGGAAGGAACATTCTCTGTCTTTGGCATTTCAAGCTGCGGTACAGCAGGCATCTTTGGTGGTTTGAATAATATACTCATATTAATTTATAGTTTGTTTCTGCTACCGCTTGTCTATGTTCTGTTCGGTAGCTTATTTCATTGATTCCAGTTGCTAACGTTCTTAGAGCATCGGCAGCATGACTAGACCAATCATGTACTGGTTTGATTTTATACGTTCTTTCTTTGTCGTTATATTTTCGGTGATAATGACGTAAAGCATCAATTAACTTTTTACAATTATCAACGTCAATCCAAGTTCGCGGTAACAACATCTTGCAGGCATGAATGCCATCTTCAATCGTTGTCTTAGGAGATACTCTAAAATCAATTCCCATTTGACTTGCCACTTCTCTCCTTGATTTGCCGCTAGTGAATTCTGTAACTTCTATGTCATGTGGCGCATGTGCATTTTCATACACATAATCTTTTTCTTTTAAAATTTGCGCGTAATGAGGAAAAGCTTGATTACGATTTTCATAATAATCGATAATGTTAATCGCTCCTCCGATCTGCTGAAAAAAAATAATTGCAGTTTGATCATTAAAGCCTAGATCCCAGGCTGTACTAACAGGATAGGCTGGATTTAATGGAACTCGACACAGTTGTTTTTTGTCATCCAAAGAAGAAATCAGCTCACCGTAAATTGAGCCGACAAGATTTCCAATAAAGGAACATTCAAATTCCTGGTTATATTTATCTTTACCCATGACAGCAAGTGCGGCTTTAAGCTCGTCTTTTTCTACAATACCAGTATCGCTTGCTTTTGCTCGGTAAAGAAACCAATTTGGATTAGTTTGCGCCTTTTGGTAAAAATCGTAAAATAGATTATTCATACCACGAGGTGTCGAAACTAGAATTAATTTTCCTTTCCGATCCGAAAGCGCTGGTGTAATAACTTCGTCAATCAGATTTTGACTAATCATCGCAGCCTCGTCTATTATACAAATATCAAGATAGATTCCACGAATGCTATCTGGATTTTCAGAAGATAATAATGAAATTCTTGAACCATTAATTCCAAAATCACATCGAAGTTCACTTTCGTTCCACTTCGTGTGAGGTATTTTTTCAGTATAAAATTTTAAATAATCCCAAGCAATTTTTTTAGCTTGCGAGTAGGTCGGTGCTATATATGCGAATCTCGGTGCGTTGTTTCTGTTTGTCATTGCACATTTAATCAAATGATTAATGCACATAACCGTTTTGCCAAATCGTCTATGGCAGCAAAGTAAGCTGTATCTAAATTTATCTAAATGATTATGAAGATAAGCTTGTTGCTTCCTTGGCGTATAAGGTATCGTAATTTTCAAAATTACTTCCAGCCATTCAAGCGTTTATTTATAAAATCTTTTATTTCG